TAATGTCGGTTCTGGCTCTCGCCGAGCTCATTCAGCACATTTGGCCACGGGTTACCATTGAGCACCTTGTTAATCCTAGAGTTGAGAAAGAGGAGCATATTTACCAAACTACCAATCAAGGTTTGAGGGATCTCGGGTACATTCCCACTTGGAATTTCTGGCAGGAACTATCCAACCTGTTTGCGTCTCTCGCGGGGTACAAGACCTTAATCCGCCAGGACATCATTCAACCTAAAACGAGATGGCAATGAAGAAAAAGTCTAAACCCAAGATTTTAATAGGTCTTCCTTCCAAGAGTCTCCTTAAGGCGGACATGGCCGTTTCGTGCATGACGCTCTGTATGCAGATCCTACACGACTATGGCGAGCCAAAGATTGTTACCACCACCGGCCGAACCGAGTGTGGCCGCAACGAGATCGCGCAGCGGGCTCTTGATTATAAGTGTACACATGTTCTCTATATCGACTCGGACATGACTTTCCCGGCGCTAACCGCCCGCAAGTTGTTTGAGGCCGATAAGGACATCATAGGCTGTAACGCCGCCGGTAGAGTTACCGGACAGCCCATTTTCACAAAGAATATGGCAGGGCAGCCGCTTGATTTTGTGCGCCACCAGGTTGAGGAGGTTGACTTTGTGGGGATGGCTGTTACACTGATAAAGACCGGGGTATTTAAGCGCATGAGGAAGCCGTGGTTTTTTGCTCCGCCCCTGGGGGATGGAGATAACACCATCATTTCTGAGGATGTGTGTTTTTGCAGGTACGCCCGTAAATTGTATGGGTATAAAATATTTACACATAATGAGCTATCTATTGAGATTGGTCACATTGGAGACCTGAATAATACCATGCACGATTACGTCAAGGAGCAGTTGGACAGCCATGGAAAACTTTAACGTTGACGCCAGCGGGCAACTCTTGCGAGTTAATTTCGAGAGGGATGTATCGACCGCGACCGCCTTTAGCATGACCCTTCAGCCCCGGCAGGGCGATAAACTGTCCATTACGCCGACTTTAGGCACGTCGGGAGTTACGGTGGGCGATGAGGTGCTTGCGGCCAATCAGTATTGCGAGACCACAACCACCGCCAACCAATTTAACAACCATATCGGTATTTGGCGTAAAAAAGCGACGGCGACGCTCCCCTCGGGGGAGGTTGTTTCTTCGCAATACACATTTTTTGAGGTTACTGATGGTAACGCTACCTCCTAAGCAGGAGCGCTTCTGTCTCGAGTACGTCGTCGACTGTTCTCCGAGAGAAGCCGCCATCCGGACGGGGTATAAAGAGAAAAGAGCGAGTTCGGCTGCGCTGAAACTTATGGCGAAACCGGATATCGTGGAGCGGATTGCTGAGCTGCAACATGAGCTACAGGTAAAGTTGGGGGTAACCAGAGAGCAAGTTGTTCAGGAGCTCGCGAAACTGGCGTTTACCGATTTGACAGATGTTGTGGATTTCACGGGCGCCAATATCCGGATCAGGAGTCCCTTGGAGATAGATCCCCAAGTTTTGGGGGCGATATCGGAAATTAGCGAGAAAGATACCGGTTTCCGGATCGAAAGGCGGGTTAAGATGCACGATAAAAAAGGGGCTCTTGACAGTCTGGCTAAGCATTTGGGGATGTTTACCGATAAGGTGGAGCACAGCGGACCCTCGGGCGGTCCGATCGATAATAAGTTTTTCGTGGAATTTGTGAAATACAAGCCGCCTTTAGGGGAATAGTGAACATACAGATTCCCAGCAAACTGGAGTTCTTGTTCAGGCCAAAACGGTACAAAATCGCTTTCGGCGGGCGTGGAGGGTATAAAACCGTCTCTTTTTCCAAGGCGCTTTTATTTTTGGCGCTGCGCGAGAAAAAACGGGTTTTGTGCTTGCGGGAGTTTATGTCATCCATCGACGACTCGGTGCATTCTGCCCTGAGAGAGGAAACCGAAATTTTGGGGATGCAGTCCCACTACACGGTTTATAACTCCCGGATCGAGGGTAAAAACGGCTCCCTGTTCAGGTACGGGGCGCTAAGTAGAAACCCTGAGTCCATCAAGTCCAAGCATGATTTTGACATCGCCTGGATAGAGGAAGCCGAAACCGTTACCCAGAAAAGTCTGGATATCTTGATACCCACCATACGGAGTAAGGGTTCCGAGATCTGGATGAGTTTCAACCCCGACGACGAGTTCGGGGCGGTGTACCAACTCGTTAAGCCCCACATGGACATCATCCGCACGCAGGGGTTTTACGAGGACGAGAACATGTATATCGTAAAAACAAGCCTGGAGGACAACCCGTTCGCCCCGGAAGAGCTGGTTGTGGACTCCGCTTTGATGAAGGCCCGAGACCTCAAAAAATGGTTGCACATCTATGGCGGTGAAGTCTACAGCGACTACTCTCAGGCCATCATACAGCCGGAATGGGTGGACGCGGCGATCGACGCGCACATCAAATTGGGTTTTGAGCCGATGGGTGCCAAGAGTATGGGATTTGACCCGGCGGATACCGGCGCCGACTCTAAAGCGGTAATGATGCGGCATGGGCCGGTGGTAACCAAGGGCAAAAAGTGGTCCGAGGGGGAAATCCCCGAAGCGATCGACATAGCGTTTGAGTGCGCCTATGAATGGCGGGCGGACCATATCGTTTACGACTCAGATGGTTTGGGGCGTGCGGTTAAGGTCGGTCTCCTTCCCCGTTTGGAGGGAAAGCACATCCAGGTTACCGGGTACGGCGGTAATGACGCTAAAGATAACCCGATGCTGATTTACAAGGAGGATAAGTCGAACCGGGATACCTTCTTTAACAAACGGGCTCAGTATTACTGGTACCTAAGAGACAGATTCGAAAATACTTACAACGCTGTTAAAAAAAATCTTTACACAGATCCAACGGAGCTTATATCACTTAGTTCAGAGCTTGAGGATTTAGACGTTCTCAAAAACGAGCTGATCAAGATCCACAGAAAGCGGGGTCAAAACAGTTTTATCCAGATCGAGAGTAAGGAAGACATGCGCCGGAGGGGAGTTCGGTCCCCCAATATGGCCGATGCGCTTGTGATGTGTTTCGCCAATCCAGCCCCAATGTTGGACGCTATAGACCTTGAATTTACTTCGGAATTTTAGCTATGACACCCGAAAAACGGCACGAAGAGGCCCTGCGGCGCTTTGAGATCACGCGTCTCGCGGATAGGTGGCAAAGGGAGCTAGCGGTAGAAGATCTCCTGTTTATTAACGCGGAAGACGGGCAGTGGGAAGACGAGCTTATAACCAATCGTAAAGACCGGCCGAGGTACACCATAGACCGCATATCTGGCGCTTTAGACCAGATTGTTGGGGACCAGAGGCAGACGAGGACGAGTATGCTGGTGACTCCTACTTCTGAGAAATTCGAGGGAACGGCTCGGGTGTATACCGGTTTGATCCGGGATATCGAGCGGAATTCTCACGCCAATAACATTTACGACGCCGCTTTTGAAGAGGCGTTGACTTGCGGGTATGGGGGATTTCGGATTTTGACGGAATTTGACGAGGCCACTTTCAATCAGATAGTAGCTCTTGAGCCCATTAATTCTGCGGCTTCCTCCCTGTATTTCGATCCCAGCGCCAAAAAGTACGACAAGAGGGACGCCGGGTGGGCGTTTCTCGTTGGCAGGATAGCGATGGAGACCTTCAAGGACACATACCCGAAGGCTGCCGTTGTGGATTTCTCGACGGGCGATATCGCCCGGGGTTTTCGGTCCCATTGGTTCAGTAAAGACGACATCCAACTTGCAGAATATTTTTACAAGGTCTCGGTGAACCGGGAAATCGGGTTAATGTCCGACGGTAGAATTTTAGATTTGGGGGAGGAGTCTCCGGTTCTGGACGAGCTACAGGCCCAAGGGGTTACTGTTGCGAGGCGGCGCACGGTCAAGTCCCACAATATCGAGATGGTTATCATGAATGGGGCGGAGATTCTTACTAAACCTCAAAAATGGGTCGGTAAGTACATCCCGCTTGTCCCCGTGTTCGGCCGCACCGCTTGGGTTAACGGGGTGCAGTACATCCGTGGAAAAGTCCGCAAGGCCAAAGACTCGCAGCGTATTTACAACTACGCCACGAGCGCAGCGGTAGAAGCTACAGCCCTAACGCCGAAGGATCCTATCTGGATAACCACCGCCCAGGCCAAAGGCCACGAGTCCAAGTTAAGAAATTTCCCGACCCAGAACAGCCCTTTTATGTTTTACAATCCAGATCCGGCGGTTCAGGGACCCCCGAGTCGGGGCGGAGCTCCGGTTTTGCAGCAAGCGCTACTATCCCAGATAGCCCAGGCGGCGACAGACATCCACTCCACCACGGGAATTGAGCCCGCCAGTTTGGGCAATGTCCCCAATCTGAGGAGCGGTAAGGCTATTCGTACCGAGCAGGAGATGGGCGATAGGGGATCATATGTTTACCAAAGCAACTTTGAGAAGTCCCTGGCTTACGCGGGCGAGATCCTTGTGGATTTGATTCCGAGGATTTACGATTCTGAGCGGGTTGTCAAAGTGCTGGGCCCGGACGGTGTGGAAAAAGATGTCAAAATAAACGAATCTGTAGTGGACGAGGATACCTTAGAGCCAACGATCGTAAACGATTTATCGCAAGGATCTTACAGTGTTGTCGCTAAATCAGGTCCCTCTTTTTCTACCCAGAGAGAGTCCACAGTTGCCAAATTGATGAGCCTGGCGGAGAACAACCCCCTGATCGGGGAGCTCGCGCTGGATTTGGTCATCGACAATATGGACCTTAATAACGGGGACGAGATCAAGAGCAGGGTTCGTAAGCGGATGATCGACCAGGGTCTTGTTCAGCCGACTGAAGAGGAGAAAAAACAGTTCGGTCTTGACAAACCACCTCCCCCGGATCCGATGCAGGAACAACTAATCGCGAATCTCGCAGCGCAAACAGAGAAATTGCAGATCGATTCCGAGAAAATAATTGCCGAGATTAAAAATAAGGATGCGGACACGCAGTCTAAAATAATCGCCGCGCAGAAAGACTCAGTGCAAGCCTTAACGCTGATGATGGAGACCATGCTTAAGAAGATGGACGCCAATGTCAGCCTGACGGAAGAGGACATGTACCTGGTGGAAGGTCAGAAAGCGCTTGTCGAGGAGACCCAGGAGGACGTTTTGGAGGGTCAGGAGATAGCGGGGTCCAAGCCCATGGGGTTGAAAGGGCAGCAGGTACAACCTGGAGAACCGGAAAGCATGGAGGCGCCTCCGGGGATGGGGGCTCCTACAGGGCCTACGGGACCCAGGGGACCAAATTTAGGGCCCAGATTACCAGATAACTTGACAGTTGGTAAATAGTTCTGTACCCATAGAGTATTATGCCAACGGGAGGCTTTCACCCGGTTCTTAATCCATCCAAATAGGATGCCGTATGTCGGAAGAGGAAGAGGAAAAGACTATTGACGATATTATCGAGGAATCGTCCCCTCCGGAAGAAACGGTTAATTCTTCCAGTTTTCAAAAGAGAATCAACAAAGTTACGGCAGATAAGTATCGGGAGAAAAATCGTGCGGATGCCCTGGCGGAAGAGAACGTCAAATTAAAAGCGGCACAGGATGCCAAAAAGGTTAGGTCCCCGAGGATAGATGATGCGGACATAGATTTTGACGAGGGCCGGTTACTCGACGCGAAGATAGCGCACGGGGTTTCCCAGAGATTAGAAAAGATCCGGGAAGCTGAGGAGCGTGAAAAAGCGGATGCCGCCAGAAAAGAGGCGGACAAGAGCTTCGCGGATAAGATAGGCTCAACTGGAATCAAGGATTACAGTGAGGTGATTGGTGTTTTACTTGAATCCGTCCCCCTGCATGACCACATAATAGACGTGATCCAAGAGGACGATAAAGGTCCTGAACTCGCCTATTACCTGGGAAAACATCTTGATGTGGCGGATCGCATTAATGCGGCGAGTCCCTTAAGCGCGGCCCGAGAACTGGGAAAAATATCCGCGAAACTGTCAGCCGGGAAACTTACGAAACTAACAAACGCGCCAGACCCATTGCTTACCACGGGGTCCGGGGGTAGCCCCTCTAAGAAATCGTCGGACACTCCGTCGATGGAGGAGGTTATGGGCTTGGACTAAAAAGACCAGGGTAACGAGGGTGGCGCTATACGCCCCGTAGGAGGGGGCTCTTATGGCTAATGATTTTAAAAACACCACCTTGGTTACACGCTACGCCGTTAAAGAGTTTTTGAACGCTCTGATGATGGCCGGCAAGGTTGACCGACAGTTGGACGAAAAGAACGTCTTCAACAAAGTGGGCGCCACGGTAAACGTGAGACGTCCTGTGTATTTCGCGGCCACTGATGGCGCGGTGATCGAAGCGGGGGAGACTTCCGATATCGAAGAAGGTATCGTCCCTGTTGTTCTGGACACCCGCAAAAAGGTCGTCTTCACCATCTCTTCCCAAGATCAAACCCTCAAAATCGAAGATGCGAATACCCGGTATATCCGTCCGGCGATGCAGGAACTCGCTCAGAAAGTTGAGAGTGCGATAGCTGCATCTTATACCAACATCTTCAATTTCGTTGGTGCCCCGGGCACAACCCCCGGAAACTTCCTTTCTGTGGCCAACGCTGGCGCAAAACTGGATCTTCTGGGTGTTCCGGACGATGGCTTGAAATCGGCTTTTTACGGCCCGACGGAATGTGTGAACCTGGCGGACGGTCTCAAAGCTGTTTTCCCCCAAAAAATCGCTACTAAAGCGATCGAGAACGCCACAATCGGCGCATACGCCGGTTTCAACATTTATAAGAACCAGAGTCTCAAGCTGCACACTGTGGGCGTGAACACGGGTACACCTCTTGTAAAAGGCGCTTCTCAGGAAACAACCTACGCTTTGTCCAAGGATACCGGGACTCAGAGCTTTATCACCGATGGGTGGACAGTTTCCCAGACCGGGATTCTTAAAGCGGGGGACATCTTCACCATCGCGGGCGTGTACGCGGTAAACCGGAGAACTCGTGAGAGTACCGGAGAACTGGCCCAGTTTGTGGTTACGGCGGACGCGGATAGCCCAGCCACCACAACCGGCGCCACCACGTTTACCATCGCTCCCCCTATTATCACCAGTGGGGCTTTCCAAACAGTCGATGCCTCTCCTGCCGACAATGCGGCCATTACTGTGAAAACAGGGACAGGTGGTACCCAGTACCGCCAGAACCTGGCTTTTCACAAAAATGCGATCACCTTGGCTACGGCGCAACTCGATCTCCCCGATGCGGGCGTTACTGCGTATCGGCAGAACTTCGATAATGTGTCCATGCGTCTCATCAAGCAGTACAACATCACCAACGATGAGACGGTGATGCGTTTCGACATTCTTTTTGGGGTGAAAGTCCAGAACCCTGAATTTGCGGTTAGAACCACCAGTTAGTTCTGGTATTTCTTAGCGGGGGGTAACCCCCGTAAACCCATATTTAAAAAGGTAAAAAATGGGTGGGATCAATAGTAAATTTGAGGTGAACGCTGATGTAGCAGCGGCAACCTACGTAGGGTTAACGATAACCCAAACAGCGGCCGCTATCACGGCGTCATCAGCGCTTACCATCGCGACGGGAGCAGGGTTGACAACGGGGGAAGCCGCAAAAGGTGTTGTGTATCTCAACACTCAACTGGCGCTTTTGGCTGCGGATGTCGCTTTAATCCGCGCAAAAATCAACGCCTAAAGGAGGTAATTGTGGGATTAAATACGAGAATTGGTAAAGTGGCGGCAGCCACGGTCGCGGGGGTCGCGATAGTTTGGACGACCGGTGCCCCGACCACTTCTGCCACTCCAACGATCGCCAATGGCGCCGCTGTCACTAGTGCTGAAGTGGGGCAAAGTCTGTTTAACCACCAGACCCAGATCACGGCTTTGATAGCCGACGTTTTGGCTCTGCGGAATCAGTTAAACGACGGCGAGTAGTTTAACCTGGGGGGACTTATCCCCCCTCATTAAGGGTGCAAATATGGATCTTACTCGCCCTCGGGCGTATGTGTACCACAAGACCAAAGAGCCAAAGATGATCTACGCGGAGGAGGCTCAAGAGTGGTACGACAAAGGGTGGAAAAATTCCCCCGCGTATTTCTTTGATATGGAAAAGCACGGTCTGGATCCGGGGAACTCCGTTTTGGTTCAGAGCGTCGGGGATTCCATCGAGGAAGTCAAGGAGGCTGTTAACAAAGCGCTCAATCTGCAGCTTATGACAAAGAGAGAGCTCGTGGAATACGCCAAAGAACATCTTGGCACAGAACTTAATATGGAGTTGACTAAACCGAAACTGGTAGAGGCGTTAGAAGGTATCCTCGCGCTACAGGAGGGCTGATGTCAACGGCCACGTCCATTATCAACCGGGCTTTTTCTAAAGCCACGATAAAACCGGCAGAGACCCCCCTGTCTGCCTCTGAGCTTGCAGACGGTTTGGATATCCTAAACGATTTGCTGTCCGAGTGGGCCGCTACGGGGATCCTAAAAGGGGTTGCCCCGGTCTCCGTTGTGGGGACCGATATCCAAGAGCCACGGTACGCCACGGGGGCGCTTAAGGCCAGTATCGCGCTGAAATTGTGTGGGGAGTACGGAATAAAGGTGTCTCCTGCTTTGCTGCAGGATGTAAAGGATTCCACCCAGAATATGATAGCGGCCTCGATAGACCTTCAACACCTTCCGCCACCTGCCAATCTGCCTGTTGGAAGCGGTAACAGGTACAGCTATGGCGCTGAGTATGACCGGGAATTTTTCCCGGAAATTGGAAAGAGGAACTTTTAATGGGCATATTGGAGTACATCGGTGCGAAAGGATCGGGAAACACCTTTTCCGGGGGAGAAAGTCGGGGGACACAAGAGTGGATGTTAAAGCCCAACACTTTCTACCAGTTATCTGTGTATAACACGGCGAACGTGCCCGGCACGATACAGGTGTCTTGGTACGAACACGTTTCCAGGTCTTCTTAATGCCAAGAGTCCCGATACCTTTAGGGGCGGGATCATATGAAAGCATCTCGCCCCCATATTCCGCCCAACGGTGCGTGAACATGTACGCCGCCATCGCTCAGGCTCAGGCCCTGAACGAGTCCGCACTGTTCTCTACGCCGGGGGTTGTCTCTTTTTCCGCTGCGGGGGCTCGAACACTGCCCTCCAGGGGAGCGGTTGTCATGGCGGGGATCTATTACGCCGTGCTTGGGGAGGCGCTTTTCTCCTTTGATAGCGCGGGGGTGGCCACCTCTTTGGGAGCAATAGCAGGGGCAACCAGGGTCTCCATGGCGCACAATGGATTAGTTTTGTGCATTGTGGTGCCTGGGGGAAACGCTTATACCTACACGGCAGCGACAACCACGCTCGCGCAAATAACAGACGGCGACTATCAAGTTTCCGATACGGTCTCTTTTAAGGACGGGTATTTTATTTTTACCGCAACGGCCGGGTCCAATTGGTTCGTGTCTGCTTTGAACGATCCCTCCTCAATAGACGCATTAGACTTTGGCTCCGCCGAGTTAAACCCCGATAAAATTATCGCTTCGCACGTAGACCACGATGAGGTCTATATCCTCGGGGAGGAGACAACGGAAGTCTTCCAGAATATAGGAGGCAGCGGGTTCCCTTTTCAGCGCATACCAGGCGCCAGTTTCGAAAAAGGCGTGCATTCCAAATACAGCGCGATTGAGTGGGAGAACGACTTTTACTTTGTGGGCGGGGGCAAAAATGAAAAGTCTTCCATATTCAGGGCCGGGGGGTCCACCAAGCCCGTCAAGGTAAGTACCGACGCTATTGACTACCTCATACAGAAATTTACATCCGCCGAGATCGCAGAAAGTTACTCTTTCTCGTACTCCATAGCGGGGTCCTCCTTTGTGGGATTTACGTTTCGTTCGGTTAATATCGATTCCCGGACCTTCGTCTATAACGTTACGGCCAGCAGGCTTTCTGAGCGGAATGTCTGGTTCGAGCAGCAAACAGGGATTACCACGGGCGCCTGGCGACCAGCATCTATAGATTTTGTCTACAGTAAGCTGTTAGTGTCAGACTTTGCGGACGGGAGGATCGGGTATTTGAGCGACAGCACCTACACGGAATATGGTGCAACCATCCTGCGGGAAAAAATAATTCCCCCGATCTCTGTCGGGGGGGATTCCATTTACATCCACGGTCTGGAGCTAACGCCTGAGTCCGGAACGGGTCTAATATCGGGGCAGGGGAGTAACCCCTTAATTATGATGGACTATTCTGACGACGGGGCCCGCACCTGGGTGAATGAGTCCTGGAAGGCTTTAGGGGCGTCCGGAGAGATAGGGCAGTATTCTCGGCGGGTAGTGTGGCGCCGACTTGGGAGAGCGCCCGCGCATAGGGTTTTTAGGTTTAGGGTCTCCGACCCGATAAAGGTGGTATTTATTAAACTCGAAGCGGACGTCTCATATGGGAGATGAACTTGTATCCCCTCGGAGGGGAACCCCGATCGTAGATGAGTCCGGGATCCCTGAGATAAGGGCCGCAAAGTTTTTTGAGGATATTGCCCGTGGGATCAATGAAAGCAAGCGGTACAACGGGGACGGAACCGACTTTACGATAACGGGGACAAACGGCTTTTCTTTGGTGAGAGGGTTCGCGTCTGTTCGCAAGACAGTCGACGGTGCGTGGATGATTAGGGGTAACATTGCTTTCACCCTGACCTCCAACACGTCTTTAGCCGTCAGTCTGTCCGGTGTGACCTTTAAAACCGGGGTCACTCAAGCGGCCACGATCTTTCCCGGCTGCAACGATTGGGCCAAAGCGGAGGTGGACGCCGCGACGGACGATATTAATATAACTTTCGGGTCTGCGGCGACTGCCGCCAGTTTGCAATTTGACGTAGAGATGGACACAGAGCCGATATGGACGGATTGATAACAAGCGAGTTTGCGGTCAGGTACAGGCAGAGGCTTCTTGAGATACAAGACGAGATGCTTAAAGGGGAGCAGGTAGAGTGCCCTCTCTTGCATGACTTTGCGCCCGGGGTGTACACCAGACGGATCCTCATGCCTGCGGATAGCTTTGTAATCGGAGCGACCCACAAGACAGAACACCTTAACATGGCGCTCAGCGGGTCCGCGTATGTGATGATGGACGGAGAGATAACCTTTGTAAAGGCACCGGCTGTAATAAAGTCGAAGGCTGGCCAAAAGAAATGCTTTAGGATAGTCGAAGAGATGATCTGGGCCACCATCCACCCAACGGACGAAACAGATCTGGATAAACTTGAATCGGATCTGGTGATGAGCGTCGAAGAGGAGGATTACTGGAGGTTTTTAAGTGAGACAGGTATAACCGAGAGGGACGTGCAAAAAGTAGTGCAGGACGAGTCCAGCAGACTCCATTTTCTGGAAGATGTTTTGGAGTTGAGAGATTCTAAGATACAGGGGACGGGGGTTTTCGCCAAGGGGGAGTTACCCGAGGGGGAGTTTGTAGCGAGAACGGAAGAAGGGAAAAAGACTGATTTAGGGAGGTACGCTAACCACTCAGGTACCCCGAGTTGCACTCCATTTGTGAGAGGGAACAGCATGATTTTTAAAGTGGGTAAAGGCTTAGATAAGGACGAGGAGTTAACGGTCGACTACCGGGATTCCCGGGAGTTGGCGATAGAAATGGAGGTACAGTTATGTCTTTTGTAGCGGTAGCAATAGGAGTAGGGACGGTGGCAGCCGGGGTCTACAGCTCCAATCAACAGGCGTCCTCGGACAGAAGTACGAACGCCGCTAATGAGCGGATGACGAAGGAGCAACTTGCAGAGAATAAGCGCCAGTATGATCTGGATGCGGCACGGGCGACGGCAACGTGGGATCTTCAGTTCGAGAGGGCCGGTGATAGCGAAAAAACTCGGATGAAGGAGTTTAGGGCTCAATTAAAAGTGCAACAGGATGCAGCGACGCGGGACGGCACGCAATTCAATTCCCGTCTTGCGCTCGATAAATTCCGGGACGCGGAGAATAAAAGGCAATTCGACGACACTCTTTTGCAACGGCAGACAGAGGCGGCCGAGGGCGGACGTCAGTTTGACGTAACGGCTGAACGGGCGCAGCTACAGCAGGAGCAGGAAAAGGACATGTTCGACCTCCAGATGGAAGTCCGGAGGGAGGAGGCGACAGAAGGCGGACGCCAGTTTGACGAGACTTTGGCCCGGCGCGAGGTTGAAACCGACAGAGCTTTCACCCAGAGCGAAAAGGCGGCAGCAGAGACCGGACGTCAGTTTAACGTGGTTGAAGCCCGGCAGAAGGCGGAATTTGACTCCACCCTAGACCAGCGCCGAACGGAAGCAGCAGAAGGCGGACGCCAGTTTGACGAGTCCATAGAGCGCCAGAAGTTGGTTGACGAGACGGAAGCCAAGCAGTTTGATAAGACCTTAGAACAGCGCCGAACGGAAGCAGCAGAAAGCGGACGCCAGTTTGATGTGGCGACGGAGAGCCAGCGGATCCGGGACGAGGTTGGGGATACGCAGTATGACCGCGCTTCTACTGAGTCCACTCGGCAATTTGATGCCACACTGGAGCAACGCCGGCAGGACGCAGCAGAAGGCGGCCGCCAGTTTGATGAGACTTTGGAGCGGCAGCGGCTTGAGCGGGAGATGTCCGGAGGGCAGTTCCAGCAGGGCTTCAACGAGGAGCAGAGGGTATTTAACGAGACTAAGACGGAAAACATCCGGCAGTTTGACGCGCAAATAAAACAGAGACGGTTAGAGGGGAAGGACACAACGGACTTGGAGAAAGCACGTCAACAAGAGTCAACCCGCCAATTTGATGTGTCTATGAGCGAGGATACCCGTCGGTATGAGCAGGGTATAGCGAGGGAAGATACTATCAATAAGGACATACAGGGGAGGTTTGATGACATCCGGTCTCAGAATCTATCCCGGTTGGATCCTTACGGTAACGCGGGCCAAAAAGCGTCTTCCGAGCGGAACGCTCTTTTGGGGCTAAACGGGGCTCAGGCTCAGACAAAGGCGTACGCCACCCAGACAGAAAGTCCCGGCCAGAAATTTCTGAGAGATCGTCAGGAGAGAGCCCTTCTTAGGAATAGCGCGGCTATTGGCGGACTCGGCGGGGGTAACGTGAGAACAGCACTGCAGGAGCAAGCCTTCGGTAGGGCCCAGACGGATATCGACCAGAGGATAGAAAGACTCGGCGGCGTTGTTAATACCGGTGTGGCGGCTTCCCAAACTACAGCGGCGCTACCAACCAACCCGGGGTACACCCAAACAAGACAAGGTAAATTATGACGCAATACGTTCAGCGGGTACGAACTCCTGATTACGGAAAAGCCCTTTTACAAGGGCTCGGGGCTTACCAACAAGTCAAGGGTATCCAACGCCAGACTAAGCAGGATGAGGACGATGCCGCTCTTGAAAGGTACCGTTCCCAGTTGTCGGAGGGGGACATGGATCCCCGAGAGAAAGCTATCGTCCTAAAAAAAATGCGGCTGACACACCCCACTGAGTACGCCAACCAAATCAAGATAGATAACCTGGAAGCGGAAAAAGCATCACGCGGGGCCGAAGCGAAGGAAAAGGTCACTAAGGATTTCGAGAAAGAGAGCCTGGAGTTTGCTAAGTTGAATTACAAAAAACCGGTGTCAAAGGTCATTGTGGCCGCCATAAACCGGAAAGAAAATTTAGTAAAGAGGGGTGTAAATACCGAGAAAACCGATAAGTTGATAGCGACTCTCGAGAACGATCCCGAAACGGCGATGGGGTGGCTTAAGGATCGGGTGGTAGCGTCGGAGAAAAAACCAGATGACAAGTGGGTCCAAGATGAGAACAATAAGTGGGTTAACCTGGCGGAGTCCAACGGGGCGGTGATGGGCCAGAAGAAGGACGTGAAGGGCGTCGGTCCCGAGTGGGTACAAGATTCCACGGGGAAATATGTCGACCTCAATAAGGCGGAAGGGGCGGTGATGGGCCAGAAGAAGGACGTGAAGGGCGTCGGTCCCGAGTGGGTACAAGATTCCACGGGGAAATATGTCGACCTCAATAAAGCGGAGGGGGCGGTAATGGGCCGGAAGAAGGACGTGAAGGGTCCCGGCTCTAAGTGGGTACAAGATTCCACGGGGAAATATGTCGACCTCAATAAGGCGAAGGGGGCGGTAATGGGCCGGAAGAAGGACGAGAAGGGATTTGCCCCGCATTGGGTGATGAATGACAAAGGAAAATATGTCGACCTCAATAAAGCGGAAGGGGCGGTGATGGGATCCCCCAAAGAGCAGAAGTACCCGGGGGGCAGTATCCAGTGGGCTAAATCAAATCCAGGGGCACCGGGTGCTCAGGATATCATCAATAAATTTGAGAAAGACACGGGTATCCATCTGGAGATGGGACCGGATGGAAAAATGATCAGTCTCGATATTGGCGGGAAAAAAGGGGGCAAGGACCCGAGCGCCCTGGGGGTAAGGACCCGTAACAATCTACAGGCGGACAGAGCTAAAGACAGGGTGATGCTGGCTTCCGTCAAACAGACCTTTGAATCCTTAGACCCGGAGTTCCTGACTTACGGGGGGCAGTTTAAAGGTTGGGGCATGGCGAAACTGGAGAAAATCGACAAGGACCTCTTGTCCCTTGAGGACCGGGACTACGTCGAGAGGTACTTCAATTTTAGATCGAAGTCGTATGAGGATCTGAATAAGTATTTAAACAGTATGTCCGGTGCGGCTGTGACCGAGCACGAGATGAACCGACTGCTTAAAAACATGCAGAACCCGGACGACAGCTACTCTGAGTACATGGGAAAATACAAAGCCGTTGCCGCCAAAATGGAGTTGAGGATGCGGGTGTACGACGACATTCTCGCCACCGATCCGAGCTTACCCGCTTCAGGAAAAGCGATTATGGCTGCGGTGGATAAAAGATATGGTGAGCTGAAAAAGCAGTCTGAGTCGGTAATATCCGATCTCAGAAAAGAGAAGATCTTCAAAGGGGATGAGCGATTTGAACCGGAGATGCGTAAGCGAATGAGCCTGCACGAGAGACCTGCGGCGGTAAGAAAGATAGAGCGGCTGCAAGCAACGGACATGTCCGAGGAAGAAATTAAAAAAGAGTTAATGGCCGACGGATACTACTTTCCCCCTACTGCGAGACTATAATGCCATCTGATGCTGGATCGTTATTCGATAAGTGGTCACAAGCGGGGCAGTTAGCCCCCCTGGACCTAACCCCAAAGGTAGCCCCTACTCCGCCAGCCGAGTCCCTATTTGACAAGTGGTCCCAGCCCGACCAACCGGCGGACGTCAGGGGAGATTGGGAGAAGAACGCGGACCAACGTGGCGGGTGGGAGCAACAGTTTGACGAGAGGCCTAAACCACAACCCACGGGGCTCGTACCCTGGGTTAAAAATACGGCGGAGGATGTAGCCCAAGGGATTAAGGAGGCGTTTACCGGCGGCGAGGGGCGGGAGTCCGTCAAGGGCCTGGACACCATGCTTACCGCAGAGATTAAAAACCAGATACTCGGTACCAGCAAGCCGGGCGAGGGCATGTCGTACCAGGACGGGATAAAAAGTGCCAAACAGTTGTGGACTTTTATTATGTCCCCCGGAGACAAGGACAAAAAAGAGGCGATACAAGAGAGATACCCGGGGACCACGGTCCACGATGATAAATACGGGCAAACCATTTTTACGCTACCCAACGGCAAGCAAACGGTGCTTAATAAGAACGGACTCGACCCGCAGGATGCTGCGGAGTTTGCCGGAGAGATGACCGCCTTTTATATTACGTCTAAGATACCGGGATTCCGCGCGAAAGCCGGGCAGGGGTTTATCAAGAAGATGGCGCAAGGAGCAGTCCGGGACGCCACGACACAAACCGCTATTGAAGCTAGCACGGGGGACGGGAAGGTAAATCTCCTGAATGTGGGGAGCGCGTTTGCGCTCGGCGGATTGGGCGAGGGGGCGGAGTCCGGAATAAAATATGTTGCTAGACTCAAGAAAGCTAAACGCCTGGGAATACCAGAATCCTCTTTAGACGCAGCTACAAAGGACGCTGATGGTGTCAACAAGGTCGTAAAGCAGGTTACGGCGACCAAGAAGATTGGGGAAAGCGGGAACATGAAGACGTTTACCCGGGCTCAAAAGACGTTGGACCCCTACGACTTGGAGAAGCAATCGTACGTCTCCAGGCTCCCCGAGGGATCCCCCAAGGCGCAAGAGACATTTATCAAACAGAATAAGGAAGCGTCCCGTGAGCTGTCGGAAGTGCTCGACATGATCGCTCCGCACGCCTCCACCGAGAATGCGGGGAAGGCTATACAGAAGGCGGCCAAACAATCCATAGAAGCGCATAAAAAAGTACGGCGAGATATCTCAAAGCCGTTTTACGACCAAGCCGCCAAGGACATGAAATTCCATAAAGTGTCCGAAACCCGGACGATCATTAAAGACTCACTTAAAGACGTGCAAAAGGGAACCGACATGAGGGAGGCGCTTGATAAAGCCAACCTCCTCATTACTGCTAACGTCAACGGAAAGCCGGTTGTCCGGGGTCTGCGGATGGGCCAGCTTAAATTGGCGAAAGAGACAATGGACGACATGATAAAAAAGGCGGAGCGCAAGGGCAACGGCTCTGTGGCCTTTAAGTTAAACAAGGTTCGCGAGTCTTTGGTAAAAGAGCTGGGGGAGGCGAATCCCGCGTACAAGGAAGCCACAAGGCTTTATAGATTGGGGTCTCCTGCGGTTACGGAAGCTAAAGAGTCCGCACTCGGTAAAATAGCCAAGAGGGGGGAGGGAGTTCCTCTTGAGGATGTGGCGGCCAAAGTATTTAAGCCCGGTAGAGATCCGAGGACCCTACGGAAAATGCGGGCGGAAATTCGCCAGAGGGATCCAGAGGCATGGAATTCCATTGTGAGGGAGTGGATCGAGGGGAACCGGGGTAAGATGAAGCCCAGCTCGGAAGAGACGGCAGCTGAATTTTTGATCCCGAATGAGCCCAACCAGATGTTGAGGTCCATTATCGGTAATAAGTCCCAGAGAGACCTACTGTACGCCTCTTTAGATCGGGAGACCGCAAAGCGATTTCGGTACATGGAAAACGGGTGGACTCGGCAGGGAGCCGGTAGACCGGGCGGGTCCCAAACTGCCGGCCGATTACAGATGGAAGAGGAGTGGGTCGGCGGAAAACGTAAAGTGGCGGAGATGGTTGCTTCTCCCTTGAAAAAGATTGCGGAAGTCGGTAGAGAGTTGGAGCGGAGCAAAAACCTCAAGGCCGAGGTGGACGTGATGTTCAATCCGAAGTGGGCGGATGAGTGGAAGGAGTTAAGAAAATACCCGGCGAAGTCGGCTCGGGCGCAGCGGATATTCAAAAAGATGTTCCATAAATCCCTGGGGGCTTTAAAACCAGGATCACAGGCGGCCAAACCCGAGATGGATTAATATGACCATTTTTAGCATGCCCCGTCCGTCAGCCTTCGGACAAAATCTTAAGCCGAACGACGGAGCCAAACTGTATTTTTTCGAGGCGGGCACCACTACCCCCAAGGCCACATACACCACAGCGGCGGAGACGGTAGCGCAGACCGTCCCTGTTGTGGCGGATGCCTCTGGGCGCTTCGCAACCATATACTTGTCGGGGTCGTTCAAGGTTCGTCTGCTGGATAAAAATGATGTGCAAATATGGGAAGAGGACGCTCTGGTTAACCGGGACGGAGATCTCGCATTTGTAGGGGATTTTGACTCTTCCACCAATGCTGGCAGCTACCCGACTACAGGGTCAGAGGGGGACGTCTACCGGTGCACCACAGGGTTCACTTTGACCGCGGTTTCCGGGGGGCACACTCTCGCCACGGGCGACTATGTTGTTTGTAATACCGATGGCGCCACCAGTGCGGACGCATACTGGAATATCTTAAGGGGTACCAATTACAGTGAAATAAGGGGGGCAGCAGCGCTTCCCGGGATTTTAACACTTTCCACTAAAGAGCCGACGGTTGTCCTCGGGAACCAACTCGGAAGAATTAATTTTAGCTCTCCGGAGGAAGAGACCGGGGGAGACGCGATCACATCAGGTGCGGCCATTTGGGCTGAAGCAGAAGGGGGCTTCTCGGCTGTCGCCAATCCGACCGCTCTCGTTTTTGGTGTGGCCACAGACGGGGTGGCGGCAGAAGTAATGCGCCTCACTTCCGCCGGTATACTGACCATCAATACCATAAATGAGTGGACCGGGGACGCCGGGGTAACAATAGAAAGTATTTTACTGAAAGATAATGTCGTTACTGCCACCACCTTAGCGGGCACGCTCTCAACCGCCGCCCAAGGCAACATCACAAGTTTGGGCACGTTGACGGGCCTGGCGTCGGTCGGCGACATAGGGATAGCTAATAACACGCATTATAACGCCAAAGATGTTGCTGGGGTTTATAGGAACTTGATATACCTGGACAGCGCGGACGGTCTAATAGTAGGTGGAACTGGATCTGAATACCTGACATTGGGTGTAGAGGGTGCGCCCAATGCACTCCACATACTAAAAACATCCGGAAACGTAGGAATAGGAATCGCAAGTCCTGATGCAATTTTACATACGTCAGGCGGTGTGCGAGTTGGGGCATCAACCGGAACATATGTACAAATCAACACCAATCAAGTGCTGGTCTATGATAATGGTGCTGCGTCACTTCTACATCTTAACTGGTCAAATGCCGGTGATATAGCTATGGCCGGAGCTGGTGGCCACGTCGGAATAGGAACCCTGGTTCCTTCCGCCTACGCCGACCTAACTCTCGGGGGTGGGACCCTATGCCTCGCAGAGACCACCACCCCAACTGCCGACGCCACTTTCGGGAAAGTCTACACCAAGGCAGACA